GCTGCTTGGTCTCCTTTAGTGGAAACAATACCTCTTTCATGAAAACCTGGTGATGTTAACAATTTAAGTTTACCCATTAAGATATTTCTATCCCACCATATCTCTGTGATGATGTGGGATACCCTATCTAAGTCAATTAAAGACGATTCAGGGTGATTAAGTTCTGAAGTGGATAAACCCTTTTCAATTGCTTTTTGATAGTTTATAGCTTCTCTCTTTAATATTCTTTCAGGATAAAATCTTCCGTTTCTATTTGGTGTATCGTATTTTTGTAATACCGCATAAAATTCAAAAGGATTTCTATAATCTAACTCCTTTGCTTCTCTTAACATCTCGGCGTTACGAATGTCTTTTGGTGATATCCAACCTGCGTCGGTTTCAACCAATATTCCATGACCTACTTCGCTTGCTTCTAAAATTCTTAATTGTTTCATGAATTCTTTTTAAGATAAATATACGATATTACTATCTTTTTAATATTAATCGTTTTTAGAAGGTGAAAATTCAAAGTATTTGTTTTGGATTACATTCTCTTTAACTATGTTTTTAATGATTGCTTTAACCGAATCTTTTATTTCAGGACATTTGAAATCTATTTCATTGTTGGTATATAAATTAACCTCTAAGTTTAAAAAAGATTTTTTACCGTGTGAAATACCACTTGTCCTAAGGTCCAAATCAACTATACTTTGTTCTTTAAATAATTCGTGGTTTATTGAGTTGAATACCGAATGTTTAATATCTCGGCTAAGATTACAAACAACTCTATTCCAATTGTTATGTTCAAATTTAGGTGTTACCCATGATTGTATGTTAATGTATAATGATTTTAAATTTTTTGAATCTACTGTTCCGTAGACAGATTTAATTGGATTATACAGATTTAACTTTACACTTTTTCCTTTTTTCATTAAGTTTCATATTGTCAATGTTTATTTATTTGTTAAAATAATAATAAAAATTAGTTCTATTGTCAAAAACTTTCTGAAATATTAAGATATTTGTATTATATGTTAAAAGTAGATGTAAAAAAAGATGGGATAGAAAAGGCCCTAAAGACATTAAAGTCAAAAGTAATTAAAACTAAACAAAATCAGATGTTGTTTGGTAAAAAAGAATTTGTTAAAAAGTCGGTGGAAAGAAGACAACAAAAGTTGAAAGCTTCTTACGTTCAAAAGATGAAATCTAAATTAGATTGATTCTTCTAAGTTCTTTAACTTAAGGAAATTAAGTTGGTCAAATTTTTCAACTTTCAATCTATCAATTGTTTCAGACAATTTTGTCTTAATTTCAAATTCATTTTCGTTTTCTAATAGAGTGTTCAATTTAGAGATTGTACTTTCTTTTAAAGTTTCAAATTTTTCTTGAAGTAATGAAGTATCTTCAGACATTAATTGGATGAATTCTTTTTTGGTTGATTCGTCAAGATTATCAAGATAACCCTTCATTGTTTGGTTTGCAATACTAACCATAGATTTTAAAGGAATATTAATTGATTCCTTTATAGTTTCAGGTTTTTGTGAAACCAATGTCTTAATCAAAGTCTTCTTTGATTGAACTCTTTCCATTAAATCCAATTTGTTAGTATAAACTAACGAATCAATATTAGAATATTTGTTTGAAACATTCTGATATGTTGTTTTTGGTGTTTTAATTGTTGGTACCAATTTTTGAATTAAGGTAATTCCTTCTTCCAAGAAATCTTTTGCATCGGCTTCGGTTAATCCTTGAGGTGTAGTTAATTGGTCGTATAAAGAATATAATTTTGACATATTCTTATTGTTCAAAACATTATGTTTGAACTCTTTTAACGATTTTTTAAATTCCTGCTCATTTTTGTAGGATTCTAATAAATTGTTTTCAATTATGGATTTAATTTGTCCGAAAGTCATTTTGTCTATTTTCAATATAAATATTACGAATTTAGTAACTTATCCAATTCTTTTGAAATTTCTCCCAAAGAATCTTGACCTTGATTCAAATTTAAAAATCTTGATTTTTCTGCAAAATTATTTTCTAATAAAATATTCATATTTGCCCTTTTAGATTCAGGTGTTACTTCACCTCCTGCTGGTGGTGCAGTTTCACCTCCTGCTGGTGGTGCAGCTTCTTCACCTGCTGGTGGTGGAGCTGTTTCAAAACCTCCTCCGCCAAATGATGGTACGGCACCCGTATTTTCACCCCCTGTAGTTGCAGCAGCATTTGCAGTTGCTCCTGAAGTATTACCATACAATTTGTCAATATTATCAAATAGACCTGTTTTGGTAATAACGGTAGGAGTTGCTTTAAGCTCTTCACCAACGGCTCTTTCAATTCTTTGTTGTTGTAAATCCAATCTAATTTCTTCATCAGACCAGTTAAAGATATGTTTCTTAGCCCAAGTTGATGATGTAGGTTGAATACCATTTCCTGGGTCGGCAACCAAATCTTTATACAATAACACTTTTTCTTTCCATACATCAATTTTCAATAAATCGGCTTGTGTAGATGGGTTAGATAAACCTAATGTAAAGTTTTGTAATTCGTCCTCAAATCCTAATAAGAATAAGTGAACAATTGCAATCTTGTTTAACTCGGCAATCATTGATTTTTGAATTCTGTTGATTGTACGAGCAAAACGGATATCTTGTAATGATAAGTTTTTACCATCACCAACAACTTCTTCAAATCCTAAGAATGCCTTAGGAACACGAAGTGCGGTTAATAATTTCTTTTGGATATATTCAATATCCGCAATTTCTGATAAGTTTGTTGCTCCAGGTAATGTTGTAATTGGGTCTGGTGCTGCAGGGTCACGAACAGGGATGAAATAATCTTGGTCAACCGCCATTTGATTGAATCTCATATCCACGTTTCCTGTTTTAGCGTCCACAATTTGTTCTCTTTTAAACTTGTTGGCTACACGGTTTACGTACGCTTCAACATCATCATCATTCATGTTACCCACGAATACTTTAAACATTCTTCTTTCAGGTGCTCTTGATGTACGATAGATTAACATCGCATCTTCTGACAACAATAACTGTTTCCAAATACGTCTTGCTTTCTCCAACATTGATGTACCATAAGGAAGTTTTCTGTCATCACCTAATAATCTAAAGTGAGCAATCTCCCATGATTGGAATTCCATGTTTCTGTTTTTCCAAGTAAAATGAAGAGCCTTTTTATTCTCGTCTTGTTCCTGTGTGATATCAACAGTAATTTTAGCAGTTACACCAACCTCATGACGTTCAATTTCAATTGTTGGTAATTGTTGACAACCAACAATACCTTTTTCAGGGTCTAATTTCATATAAACAAAATTATCACCATACTTACAAGTGTTTCTTGTCCACATTGGTAAGTTAGTATTGATGTCAAGGGCATTGTTAAATAAATCAGCTAATACTGATTTAATTCTTTTTGACTCAGAATAAATTTGAAGAATAAAACCATCTTCATTTGTTGTTGTAGATTCTTCAGAATAAATGTCTAATGCCGCAGAAATTTCAGGAGTATATTCCATCGATTCATAATCATACTGAGCAGATAATCTTGATGGTTCATAATAAATCGCTTGAGAATATAAGTTGTTTTCAACTTTAGCCCATTGATTTGTTAGATAAAATGTTTGTTGTGCTTGAAGTTTTTCTCTCTCATAATCATCACGATTTGGCGTACGCAGAAGTTCTTTTTTATCAAACTTAAAAGTCGGATAGTCCTGTTTCAACAGTGAATTTGGGCCGAATGTTTGCGATAGCCTCTGCCAGACCGTTAGATTTTGTTCACTCATATTACAATTTTACTAATTACTTTGATAATATAAATACTTATCAGGCACCAAATAGCCATCCGTATTTTTGGTAATCAGCTTTAGTGGCTTCACCATTATTACCCATACCATTACCTCTACCCATTTGAGGAACCATTGGATTAAAGAATTCAGAAGAGTTTTTGTTTTCATTAACAGTGGTTGCCCATGAGTTAATCATTGCTTTTGTATGATTGGTTACTTTCTCTAAAGATTGGAATGATTTTTCTGCAACATATAACGCCATAGAAACTCCCATGATACAGTCATCATGATGACCTTTTTGGTGGTCAGGTCTTCCGTTAATATAAATGAATGTATTCATTTCATTGTATAATCTATTTGAATATACTTTAAATCCATGTCTAACATTTTCTTCAAACGCAGATATAATTTGAACCCTTTTTGAGTTAAAGTTAATACCTGGTATTCTGTCATTAATTTTTGGGTCCCATTTCCATTTATTAGTTGTATCTACATTATCAACATATAATCCAGCTTGATATGATAATTCTTGTAATTTTCTTGATGTGGAAATACCCATACCTCCTGTGATATCAATTACACAGTAAGCATTATACATTGTTCCCCACTTATAAGCGATTTCCGCTACAACATCTGGTGGAACTTTGGCGACATATTCTAATACCTGTTCTCTTGTTTCAAAATCGATGATTTGGATACACGAGAAGTCCTCAGAGTCACCTCTTGATACATCGACACCCATTACATACTTATGTCCGTTTACAGGTTCTTTAAATATCCATAGGGAACCTCCCATTAGTTTGGCTTGTGGTTCACGTAAAGTATTTTTGGATATTTCTTGCATCAATTCAGATTCGAATACATTATCACCCGAACCTAAAAAGTCACATTCTAATTCCTGCGCTACTTTTCTTCTATCAAACTTTAACTTCTTAACCATACCCTCAAACCAAGCAGAACATGGTTTGTACCCTTGTTCAATATAATCGGTTACAACGGTATGGTCTCTTTCGTATGGATTGTCCATCGACAAATTAATGATATCTTTATCACTATATTCTTCACGATTTAATAAGAAATGTACCAAGTCAGGAGTTTTAACCATATACAAATCTTTTGTATATCTTGGGTCACGATACCAAAACATTTCAGATATTTTAAAATCGTTCATGTTTCTTAATGACTGGTCGTAGATTTCATAATAAATTTGGTCATATCCGTTTGGTGTGGATACAACGATAACTTTACCCCCTGTAGATAGGGATGCCATACAGGCTGACCAGAAATCTGAGTCTGCCTCGATAAACGCCGCTTCATCAAATACAAGAATGGTAGGTGTATAACCCCTCAAGGCATCTTTTGATGTTGCAACGGCTTTAACTTCACAATTATTATTAAGTTTAAAGTGTCTTTGAGAGTTTTTTTCTTTTGAGAATGAAATACCAACCCACGCA